GACGAAAGTCACGAAGCTGTTTTGCTGTACAGGCGCAAGGACTATCTTGTTATATTTGCGTCATGAGAGCCAAGAAAAGGAAGGTCACCAAGGGTACTTATGACGTCGAGGTAGACGGCAAGGAGTACCAGGTCGAAGGCAAGCGCGTAGAGAAGCGCGGGGGCCGTGTCACGAAGTTCAAGGCCAAAGGTAGGGGCGATGGCTTCGGCATTAAAATCAAGGACAAGAAGAAGACGACCAAAAAGGGGTTGGTGAAGAAGGATCGCCGTCAGAGCAAGTACACCAAATAAAGATTCTGAAGCAATGAAGAGCACAAGTCCAGGAGGCAGGATTACTGGGGGGAGCCCGCTTATCATTCTCGCTCAGAAATTAGCTGAGATGATGAAGGGGAAGGAGGAACCGCTTATCATTCCCAGGGCACCAGAGCCCTCCCCTCATATACCCCCCGCTGACAGCACAAAGTCAAGCAAGCAAAAAGACGTACTAACTGGTTTGGTTGTTGCCAGACTTTTACAAGGAAGAAGGTAATGCTAGGAC